ATGCGGCGGCGCAAGGCGCGGCGGAACGCTTCCGCATCGCCGGCGGCGCGGGCATACGCCTGCACCGTCATCACCGCGTGTTCGGTGTCGTCCGACACCATGCCGCCGCCCACCAACGGCAACAAGGCATAGCGGCGCGGGCGCAGCCATTTTGCCGCACGGCGCGGCGACAGTCCTTCATACGGCAGCGCGTAGGCATCGCCCGCCGCGCCGCCCAGCAATGCGCCGTAGAGGGCGCGTTCCGTAGCGTTCATCATTTTCTCCTATAGTTGAAATGATTTATTTTTCAGACAAGGCGGCGAGCCGCAGACAGTATGGTTAATACGGCAAGATGATAGTATGTTTGTCAATCCCCAAAATCATCAATCCGTTAAATTTTCTCCTGATAACGCGACCTGTCAAACGGCTTGCCGCTTTTATGGACGTAGAAACAAATCTTTGCCAGCTTCCGCATAATTGCCACGATAATAACCATTTTGGGCTTTCCTGCTCTGGTTAAATTGTCCACCAATGCAGGAAAATAATTGCGGTGGTATGCCACCAACGCAGGCAAATAAAAAGCTGCTTTAAGCCGCCTGTGTCCGTAATGTGCCAAGCCGCACTGTCGGTTTACACTTGTTCCTGATTGTTCAATTCGTGGGCTTAAACCTGCGAATGCGACAAATTCATTAGCATTGCGGAACCGCTTTAAGTTCAGGTAATGCAAAATAACGGGAGCGGTTTTTTCGCCAATGCCTGTAATGGTTTTTAAATTGTTGTATTGTTCACTCAATCCTTGCTGCTGCTGAATGCAAGTGCGTATTTCCCGCTCGGTGGCGGCTAACTGTTTTTGTAAAACATCAAGTACCGCCCGATGTGCCGCTAAAACAAATGTATCTTTTGCAGTATGCAGACGGTTTTGCTGCTGATTAATTTGCAGATTCAGTTGAGCAAATAGGGCAAGTAATTTGGCGAGCCTGTTTTGTTCATATGTGGGTGTTTCGTATTTCTGTATTTTGTCTGCATGACGGTAAGCATATTCGGCAATCAACACCGCATCTGCCCTATCCGTTTTGGTACGGGAAAACATGGCTTTGCCGTAATTCTTAATTTTCAGCGGATTGATAACAGACACACTATAATAAGCGGACAGATAGGCAGCAACCGCTTCATAATAAACCCCTGTTGCTTCCATTGCAATTAAAGGTTTTCTGATTTTGTGTGTTTTCAGCCATTCCCGCAGTTTGATAAAACCTGTACGGTTATTTTCAATTTGCAATACTCCTGTTTTCTCATGATGCTTGATGAAACAGTCTATAGTATGCTGAGATATATCCAATCCGATTACAGTCAAGGAGATTCTCCTTATATACAGCCTACCGATGGCGGCTCTGATGATAGTCAATCTTGATAAAGGATAAAGCCGCACGTTACATCTTGCCGACAGCTTGATAGCTCAGGCGAGTCCGCTAACTATGCGGCTTAATTCGTGTTTGTGTCCAAACCCGAATCCCAAAGCCATCTATAGATACAAATAGCTTTAAGTCTAAGGCTTTATCCACCTTTTAGCTTAAAAACAGCTAAAAACATTAACGCTGCTATTGTCAATGCTATCGACAAAGCAAAGTAACGTGCTTGTAATGCTGCTTTTGTCTCACGATACGGCAATGAAAATGCAATTAATGCCACAACAACAAAAAGTTGCCCCCATAAAAATAATATAAGGTGGAATATCAGTAACCATTAAGAACAACCCAAAAAACCCGCATCATACCCTTATAAAATACTTAAAGCAAACAGCAAGCATGGTTAGCAAGGTCGCTACTACAATAATGCTAATTACTTCATATTGCGGTTTTTTCCGTGCCAAATAACTGAATAGCAAATAGGCTGCCAAAAGTGCCAATCCTGCATATGCGGTCAAATACAAGCCTGCCCAGCCCGCATCAGCCGCCAATTTGCGGCTGACCATTTCCGTTGTGCTGTAATTCATTATTGAATGTCCTGTAAGCGTTTTGGGTAATCTTGCGATTTCGGCATTTGCGGCTCACCTGATAAGGTTATCACTTGCTGCTCCATCTGCTCCGCCGTTGCTTCCTGCTGCGGCTCTGCCTGTTGCGGTAGCTGCTGTTCCTGTGGCTCGCGGTAAGGGTCAAACGGCAAGCCGTTTTCAACATATTTCAAGCATTGGGCTTTGCTGATTTCCACCAGTGCGGTTGCTTGGTCGCTGTAGCAGGTACAGCCTGTTTTTCCGCCTTCAACACAAGCCACCACGCGCTCAAATGTTTTAACCTGCCGCACACCGTCATATAAGGGTTTGGATTCGGGCTTTTCAGGTATGGTCGGGGCAAACATTTCTGCAGTTAATGATTGTCCGGCAGGTGCATCAACCAGCCCGCCAACGTCATGGACGGTACCGCCCGCCGACATTGGCACTGATGCTGCTTGCTCTGATATTGCTTGCTCATCACCCATATATTTATTTTTCAAACGTGCAAATGTGTAATATCCAAAAACTGTTAAAACGGGCAAAAATAAAATCAAAAAAACTAAACTTTTAGGTATTCGGCGTTTGGGCTTGGTGTGAACTTCTGCGGATTTATAGTGTCCAAAAACCTGTTTGGGCAATTTGAACTGTCGTTCAATTGCTTTGGCAATATTCACAGAGCTGTCGGGCTGGTCTACGCATTCGTTCCATTCGTATAATTTCCTGCCAACAGCTTTAATGCTGATGTGAATGTGGCGTTGCACCAGTTTGCGGACAAACGGGTCAAGAAAGCTCGGGTGCTGCGTAATCAGGATAATGTCCAAACCGTGATGGCGGTGGGTTGCCAATGCTTCAATATAATGCGGCACTTTGCTGGCTGCCGAGCGTGTCCCCATTAACCGTTGCACTTCATCAATGACCACTAATGAACCATACGGCAAAAAATCCTGTAAAGGCTGCTCAAAAATTTGCTCATCATTTAATGGAGTGTGCTCCAAAAGTAATTCGTCAATACCGCTCACAAACAACGGACGTTTTTTCCTAACGCCGTCTTTATCGGTAAAATAGGTGTAGCTCTCATCGTTCATCAGCATGGCAACCACGCTGGCGGTTTTGCCGCTGCCCGGTACGCCCGTTTGCAGAATAATCACAATTGTTCCTTAAATCATCAAAAAACTTATTTTTTCAACACACCTGCCGCCAATTTGTTACCCGCAGCCAACGCGGCATTGAATGCAAATGCACCAAAAATAATCCCCAATGCTTGTCCGAGTCCTGCCATTAGCATCAAATTGTAAGCATCGGCAGGCACGCCGCTAAAGCTGTTTTGTATATAGCCTTTCAAGGCATCTAGTGATAAATCCAAACCTTTATAAATGACAAAAGAAACGCCCAAAGCCAACATCAACTTTGAGATGCCCCACACCAATAAGGACTGAAAAGCTTTTATTAAAATGTTCATGTCAATTCCTTAAGTAGAGTAATGCGCCATACGCTTCCGAACCGGAATCTTAAGCCCTTGTACTGCGTACAATGTCTTAAGCTCCCGTTTTGTCCGCTCTCCATCATTCCCGAAAGCAGGCTGGGTGCGAAAAAGGCGGTTTGCCGTACGCTTCCGAACCGGAAGCTTAAGCCCTTGTACTGCGTACAATGTCTTAAGCTCCCGTTTCGTCCGCTCTCCATCATTCCCGGAAGCGGGCTGGGTGCAAAATAAAGGTTTCTAAAACAATTAAGGGAACAGGTGGGAACCCGTTTCGCTGTGGTAATCCATCGGTCTGTTATCGGCTCTGCTTCTGGGCTTGCGGATTGGGCGTTGCAGGTACTTCCAAGTAAAGGGGGTATTCGTAAAGATTTTTGACAAAATCTTTACAAAGCTTCCCCCTTTACTTGGAAGTACCTGCAACGCTGTCCAACCGCGCCCCGAAGCGACGCCGATAACAGACCGATGGATTACAGGCTACGCCACAGCTACACTGGACGTTGCTTGCCTTATAGGGGCATTGAGCCCCTATAAGGCAAATGCCCCTCTCTCTGCCTCCTCCATCCCGATGGGGGGTGTATGCGTAGTGTGCAGGGAAAGTGCGGAATAAGGCGGTATGCTGCATGTTCATTCTTTTCTCGTGAAAATGATGTAGGCTGCCATCAGGTAGGCAAGTCCGACAATAATCATGCGGATTTTTTGGGCAAATTGGCACAGCCAGTTGTAGCTGATTGTGTAGGTGCGCCCCATAATGACAACGTGTTTGGGCGCCGGGCATTGTCCCGATGTCGGCATGAAGTTGTCGGGTTGGTAGGTCTTGTCGTTTTGGGTGGTGGGTATGTCAAAGGGCTGTTCGGCTTCATCAACTGTTCCCATTTGGGCGCATGCAAGTGTGTTGCGGTGTTCGCCGGCACAATCCAATCCGCCGCCGTCTCCTTTTTTGCCGCCGCCACTGCCACCCGAGCCGTTTCCCGAGCCTGAAGTGTTGCCGGTGTCTTGTCCGTTGCCTTTGGGCGGATTGGTGCCGTTTGGGGTGTTGTTGCCGGCTGCGACTGCTTCGGATTGTTTGTCGGGGCGGGGGGTGGTGGTTACGTTTACGGTGTTTCCGCCACCATTGTTGATACCCGTATTGCCGTTGCTGCCTGTTGACGGGTTGCCACCTGCCCCGTTTCCTGCTCCGCCCGATGATGGGGGTGGCAAATCGCTTTTTTTGCCGGGTGTGGCTGTGATGCGTACGTTGTCCTGCACGGCTTTGCCCGTTTTGGGGTCTAGATAAGGGGGACTGGATGCGGTCAAGGAACCGCCCGAGCCGTCTTTTTTGGCAACGGCGGCTTGCGGTTTAATGGCATTCCGCAGTTCTTTGCCTACTTGACCTTTATCGTTGATGTAGGGTGTAGGGTTTTTCTTGAAGTCTTTGGATACCAAGTTCACCACATCAACCATTTTGATGATTTCTTTATGGTTCTCTTTCAAAACTTTGACCGAAAAACCCGGTCCGATAAAATCTTCACCGTTCTCATCTGTTGCCAATGTCGTACACGTCAAGCTGTTGCCGTCTTTTAGCAGCTCCGCACTTTTTACCTTACCCGTTAATCCGTAGTTGTCATGATTATTATGGTCAATGCCTGTGTATGATGTGCCGACCAATTTTTTGCACATATCGTTTGCAATGCTTCTGGCATGTTCCGCACTGTTTGCACCAATCAATATTTGACGGTATTCGGGCGCACATTCTTTTTCATGACCGGGTTCACAATCTTTGGGATTTGTCTTGCCCCAATGACCTTTGATAACATAGGGGTATTCTTTGGCATAGGTTTGCCCTTGTTTGCCGGTTTGCGGATTGGTTACCTGCTCGGGTTTGTAGCCTTCTTCTTCGGCGGTTTTACAAAAACTCTGCGGAAAGCCGATTGTTTTAAAAAAACCTTCTTTACCACCAAAAAAGGCATCTATAAAACAAAAGTAAGTTGGCACTACATAAGCAACACTCTTACATAAATCGTTAGATAAGCAACGTGTAATAATTGGTGGCAATACATTGCGCGCCACCGTGCCGCCTACGCGAACAATCCACCCCACAGCAGCAGGAAGCCAAACCCGAACACGCTCACCGTCATTGACATTGGGACGATAAACAGGTCGCATCAACATTGCCCGATGCTGTTCAGGATTATAAGTTGCAACAATAGTGTAAGTACCTGCTACCCGCTCATAAGCATGAAACTCTGACGAATGCAGGGTTTTAAGCGGCATATTCTCTATCGTAAACTGCGTTGTCGCGTTATCGCTCTGCTCGTCAAAGTCCCATTGTCGGTTTTCAAACGTACTCGGCTCAAAGTTAAAAATCAGTCGCTGATTTTCAGCATCGGCAAAGATATAGTTTCCACCTGTGATTTGGGCAACGTTTTCGGCATGGCAGAGCGGCACAAACAACAAGACGGCGAGCAGGATTTTTTTCATCACAATCTCCACAACAGTACACATGCAACCATCAGCCAAAAACCGAAGCCCAAATAAAAATAAAAGTCCATCATGCAAATTTATCCAAGATGGTTTTGATATTGATAATTCCCCATAAAACAACAGCGACACTCAAAAATGCCAATCCGACTTGTGCGCCGTCTTTAAAGTTTTCGGCAGAGCTGCATTGGGGTAAACCGGCTGATACAGTCCGCCCGTTAAGTGTCCAACCGCCGTCAATGTGTTTGGGATTGCCGTTGTATTGCAATTGAACCAATCTGCCGTTTTGAATCACGGGTACAACTTGGCTGAAATAGGCGTTTTCGGCTGCGCCTTTTGTTGCATAACAAGTATTACCGACTTGATATCCCATTATTTCCATTTCCTGTAAGACTTGCCGCGATAATTGGACTTGTTGTAGCGGTTGCCAGATTTGTTGTTTTCGTAATATCGTGTGCGTGCTCTCATTTGGCGCATTCTATGCTTATGCTCAACCCGCCGCATGGCATGTGCTTGTAAAAAGAACTTGTGGCGTTGCTGTTGCATCTGATGACGTTCGGCAGCTTGTTGGCGGCGTTCTTCCATGTATTTTTGCCGTTCCGCCTGTTGTCTCTGCCGCTCCAGCAGCTTTTGAGCTTCTTTTTGTCTACGCTTTTCTTTTTTAAGAATACCCGCAACAAGTGTAATGCCGAATATAGCGATATAGGCAATCAGCACTAAATAGCCGATGGTCTTGATATCCGCAAATACGGTTTGTAATCCGTTTACAATATGGTCCATAAGAAAGCTCCCGCAATAAACGGACAAGAAAGTTACCTTCCCTGCCCGTCCGTATCTATTTGAGAACCCGGCGCATCAGCATCAGGGCAAAGATGGCAACAACAATGCCGAGTACAATACCACCCACCGACAAAGCATCTGTTTTGGCTTCACCAAGTGATTGTGTTACTTCTGCCGGTACGGCTGCATGAACAGCAGCCATCATTGACATCAAACCGCCACCAAAAGCAAGTTTGGTTTTGTTCATACGCGGGGCGTACTTTTTAGCAATATTCATGATTTTCATGATTCAGCTCCAAAAAATGTTAATCAAATGGGCGACTGGATAAGGGGCTTTCTGCGCCGCCGCCCTTAACGCAAAACGGTTATATCAATTCGGCTGTTGCAATTTGGGTGCGGGTTTGTCGTGTATCACGTCCAAACGGCTGACGACATTGATTTCATCATTGCCTTTCTTGGCTGCATACCATTCCACATCGACAGGAACGGGCAATTTGCCGCGCAGGTGTTCCAGTTTCTTGAAATCTTCATAAAGCCCGAATTCCAGTTCAAGCACATCAACGCCAAACTCTTTTTCCTGTTTGTCGTAAACGGGAATTTCAATTTGAATGCGGGTGTAGTCGTACTCAATGCCGTTATCGGTTACACCTTTATTGCATTTGACTTTACGCAAAAACGTTCTCATTACAGGTTTCCTTTGTTTCGCTACAACTTCATGTAGCAGGGTTGATAATTCTGTTCCATGCGGTACAACATGGCATCTTGTGCCAGTCGGTCAAAATAGCTCTGTCGCTTGTCGTCCTGCTCTTGACGATATAAGCCGTCCATATAATCTTTAACTGCCACATCAGGCTTGCCAAGCAGTTCGTGCAAATAGATAACATCTGCATGGTTGCAGTCGTAACGGTCAGCCATCAGCCGCTTGGGCAATTTTTTTTACCGCCTTTAAGCAGTTTGACGATTTCGTGGTCTGCCAACCCGTATGCTTCGAGGGCATTAACCGTACCTGATGCTTGCATGCTGGCGTAACGGACACAGTGTTCCAATCCGATTTCAATAAACTTTTTTGTGTACTCAACTTTTTTAGGAGTATGGGTATATTCGGCAAACAATGCCGCCAATGCGGGATATGCACCCGTCAGGTACTCGCCCGGATAGAGCAGGATTTCATGTGGAATAATGATTTCACGGTTACGGAGCTGCAATTCCACCCGTACCCATGGGCTTGTGTAATCGCCCTGTTCACAACCTTTTTCATATACCCGCAAAAGCCGTGAGCTTTGCGGTGTGCCGACATAAAAGGTTTTGCCTGTGCGTTGGTCGTCCAACCAGTCGTAACCGTGTTTGCGTGCTCTCGGTCGGCGGTTATTGGCGGTATAACCACCACCCAGCCAGTCTTGATAGGCTTGGTCGGGGGTATAGCCGCCGTCTAAAAAATCGTGAGCAAGGTCGCAACGGGTAATCGTGGCATACGGTGCAAATGCACCCAGCCAGTTATACAAACGGGTTTCCCAACCGTCTTTAGCGGCAGTCAAACCATCGCCGTAAAAGTAAATCATGACACTGCCTTTTTGGTTGGTACCGCCAAAGGCGACAACCCCGTAAGTGGCATTGTCCGTACCCATACGGTAGGAATGCTTGTAACCATTGATGCCATTGCGTTCTTCATAAATGCCAAAGCCCATCAGAGTATGTATGGTTTGCGAAATGATTTTGGCAAGTTCGGCTTTGGTTTCATCTGTATGGGTTTTGACTTCTTGGGCAAATACGTCCTCGCGCATGGTTAAGGTTAAAGTGTCAATATGTGCTGCTGTACCAACACCCCGTCTTAACGGAATGCGTTTGACTTTGCCGCGTACCATAACGGTATGGCTGTAAGATTGACTGACCTGACCCGCGCAATCCGTTCCCCCCGTGTTACTAGCGGGGGCGGGCTGCGCGCCCGCACAAACTGCCGCCGCTTCGCGGCTGTCTGTTTGTGCGTCCGCTACGCCCTGCTCCTGCAATTGACGGACGCGGCGAACCGCATCGCGGCGGCGGCTGTAATCGTGGATATGGCAACCGTCTATGTAGAGCGCGTATTTGCCGCTCTCGGTTTTTACAATTTCATAACCCATCATACAGTCCTTTATTCTTGTCTTGCCAAATTGCATAGGCGTGTTCTTCATCAAGCGCGCGAACAATCACAAAATCATCACTCATAAATGAAAACGGCTCTTCTTCTACATCTTGCACCGTTCCATCTGCGAATACGCGATATTCACTCATGATTTGGTCTTCTAACCAACGCTGCTCAAAACTCAAATTCTCATCAATGGGATTCAGAACTTGTTCAGAAATTTCAGACATAACTAAAGCCCCTAAATTTAGTTAAATAAAGGGGCTTTAGAAAAATCAGATTGTTTTACAGCCCCTTAAACTTTGGGCTATCATATAAGGCGAGCCAACGCCGTATGGAAAATAAAGAATTTTAACTATAAAAAACATAATTTTATTTCAATCTGTGATAGCCGTGCAAATCCCATTGCCCGTAACGCAAAAAATGCGCCGTTTGCGCCGCCGCTTCCCTGTCCAACAGCAAACCCGTATGGCTGCACGGCAGATGCAAAGGCAGGCTGCCTGAAAGCGCGGTTTCCGCCACCGCCACCGTGCCGTCATTCGGCTGCGCCAACACGCCGAGCCACCGCCCCGCGCCCCAGCCCGCCGTTCCCGCGATATTGCCCCACGCCCGTGCACGCGGCGGCACGCGTCCGTCCAAGCCCCAATCCCACGCCCGTCCCACCAATGCCGGACAATACCGCCGCACCGCCGCCGCAGTCGCGCTGCCGCCGTGCGGCGTGCCGAGCGTAACCACCCGCGCTCCGTCCGTCAAATCGGGATAAATCTCCGCCAAATGCCGCAACACCAGCCCGCCCAAGCTGTGCGCGACAAAATGGCAGGGCGCGAGTTGGTGCCGCAGCAGCCGTTGCGCCAAAGCGCGGGCGTGTTCGCGCGGATTGGCGCGGGTGGTGGCGTAACGGAAATACACGGGCGTAAAACCCTGTTTTTCCAAAAGTTTGCCGAGCGGACGCATCGCCCAATCGTTCATCAGCAAGCCGTGCAGCAAAATCACGTTCACGCGCCGCGCTCCAACACCGCTTTCACCGGCGCGAAACTGCGGCGGTGTTCGGGCAATGCGCCGTGTTCGCGCAAAGCCGCCAAATGCGCCGCCGTGCCGTAGCCCTTGTGCCGTTCAAAACCGTAGTGCGGGAAACGTTCCGCCAGCGCATACATTTCCGCGTCCCGCGCCGTTTTTGCCAACACCGAAGCGGCGGCAATTTGGACAATACGCGCATCGCCGCCCACCACCGCTTCGGCGGCGCACGGCAGCGCATCGGGAATGCGGTTGCCGTCCACCCACACCTTTTCAGGCAGCCTGCCCAAGCCCGACACCGCACGGCGCATTGCCAACATCGTGGCGTGCAGAATGTTCAGCGTATCGATTTCGTCCACATTCGCCGATGCCACGCACCACGCGGCGGCACAACGCTTGATTTCGGCGGCGAAACGGTCGCGGCGGGCTTCGGAAAGTTTTTTGGAATCGGTCAAGCCCGCCAGTGCAAAATCGGGCGGCAGCATCACGGCGGCAGCAAACACGCTGCCCGCCAAACAGCCGCGACCGGCTTCGTCCACGCCCGCATCGTGCCACGCCACTGCCTGCAAAATTGCGCCCATCGTCTTTTCTCCGCAAAATTTTCCATTGTAGCGCAAACGGGGCAAAACCGCCGCAGATATAGAAAAACTATCCACAGAACCTGTGGATAAGTCGTCTGAAAGGCATACTTAATCCCATGATTTTCATTGTAAAAACCTTTGTTGCTTAAAAAATAGGCAATCTAATATTTTCGGGCGGAAATGATGGGTTTGCAACCATCTGCACGGGTGCGCCCGTGTTTTTACAAGAATTTGTTTTTGCAAAAATAATGGAGAAAATTCAAAAACCGCCACAAATGCGGATAAAGAAAAAATGGCAATTTGCAAGGCTGTGGAAAAATCAAAACTATCCACAGGAATTGTGGATAAGTCCTGTGGATAAGTGGGTTAGAAAGTTGATTTTAAAAGGTGCGGGCTTGGTTGCTTAAAAAATAGGCAGTTTATAGCACGCGCTGCCGTTGTATAATGTCGTTTTTTTGCGTCAGATATAGATTTTTCGGGAGGGACGATGGACGAACGGGAGCGTTATGCGTGGTTGCAATTGGCATTGACGCCGTATGTGGGGGCGGAAAGTTTTTTGCGGCTGTTGCGCCATTACGGCTCGGCGTCGGCGGCGCTGGGGGCGGATGCGGACGAGGTGGCGCGGCTGGCGTGCAACGGCAAACAGGCGGCGAAGGGGTGGGCGCAGACCGATAAGGCGCGCGCCGCCGCCGATGCCGCGCTGGAATGGGCGCGGCAGTCGGGCTGCCGTTTGCTGTTGTTGTGCGATGACGATTATCCGCCTTTGCTCGGCGAGGGGCTGACGCCGCCGCCGTTGTTGTTTGTGCGCGGCGATGCGGGTTTGTTGGCGCGTCCGGCGGTGGCGGTGGTGGGCAGCCGTCATGCCACGCCGCAGGCGGTACGCATTGCGGGCGAGTTTGCCCAAGCCTTGAGCGGACGGGGCATTACGGTGGTGTCGGGCATGGCTTCGGGCATTG